CTGATCATGGCCGCACTGCTGCTGGCCATGCTGCCAATACTCATCCTCTATCTCTTCCTGCAGCGCTTCATCGTTGCTGGAGTCACTTCCGGAGCTGTGAAGGGCTGACGCGAAGTACAGGCACATCAATCCGCCCCAGCAGACAAATATCGAGCGTTCTGCCCACAGACCACATGACCCGGCCTGTGGGCAGAACGTCATGTTGACATGCACATAGTTGTTCGTGCGCCATACCAGGCAAAGAACTCCGCCAAGGAGCAGGAACAGATGCGACAAACAGAGATAGAGAGTGCCGACTGTCCATCGAAGGCACACTGAGAAACGGCATAATATCGAATGGCAGCACAAAACGATCAAAGGAGATCCACGTATGTTTATCCCCAACTATTATGAGGATTTGCAACACTTGCACGTAGGCACGATGCCCGATCGTTCGTATTATGTGCCGTCCTCCTCATCCATGGACACCACAGGTGAACTTCGCACTCGCTCCGATCGTTTCACCCTGCTGAACGGCAACTGGGGGTTCCGCTACTACTCAAGCCTCTACGACGCCCCCTATAGTGATGAGGGATGTGGGCCATGACAGGTCAGAATGAGAAAGGCCGTTATTGGGCTGGGCTGATCTATCCGGGCGACAGCTGTCCCGATGACTGGCAGGAAACCATGAAGATCAGCGGACTGGAGATTCTCGTGTCACCTCTGCATGACATGGATGTGGCGGACAAGAAAACCGGGGAACTCAAGAAGCCCCATCGCCACATAATCGCCATGTGGAGGAACACGACCACACGACGGAATGCCGAGAAGTTCTTCGCGCAGTTTGGCGGCCCGAAGACCATCATCAGGCTGGAGAGTCCGCGCGGTATGGCTCGTTACCTGATTCATTTGGACAACCCCGAGAAAGCGCAGTACCCGCCACAGGACGTGCTTGAAATCAATGGGGCAGACTGGGCAAGGCTGGCGCTAACGGAAAGCACGAAGGGCGAAGCGATGGCGATTGTGCGAGTTGTTGAGGATGAGGAGCCTAAGGGTTACTTCGATCTGCTCAAACTGTGCGAGATGGAGCATAAGGAGCTGGTGGATTTCGCGACCCGTCAGACCGTTTTCTGCCGTGAGGTCATCTGGAGCTACTGGCACAGAGCCGAGGTTGTGGAAGGAGGTCGAAAATGACAGGGAACCTCATTGAGCAACCTAGAACGCATTACATCGATGTCAATGGCCTTGCTCAGATGTTTGGCGTTGGGAGGTCAAAGGCTCGATTGATGATGGATGCCCTTCCATCCGTGAGGATCGGGAGCAAGGATTACGTACTTGAGACGAGGCTGGATGAATATCTTCAAGAACACGGAGGTGTTCTCATCAAATGGCCTAAGCGCAAACGTTAATCACGCCATGTAATAAAGCCTCACCATGCAACATGGTGAGGCTTTATTACGACCAGATCATCACTTCTTCTTTGAGCCTTTCTGCGATAGAGCTGACCCTGCTATGGATTTTGTTCTTTGGCTAGAACGACCGTCTTTAAGAGCTTTAGAAGCTTCCTTAGCGACCTTGGGTGATGTCTGCTTTGTGTTGAACTTAGTCATAACTGATACCTCCTTCCCGCGCTTATAGTGCGTAAAAAAATTCTATCACGGACTCGAACATATGTTCGAACATGTTGTCGGCATCTAGACGAGGTTGGCTTACGTTAGTCGATAAGAGGAAAGTACAGACAATGAAAAGTTAGCTAAGTCACATTATTCTTCAAGTAATTTGCCCATGAAGTCGGCTGCTTTCTTATCGTTCTCAGCAACCTCTTCGGCGTAGATATTCAACGTTGTGTTCAGGCTCTCGTGTCCGAGTCTTGCCTGCACGGTTTTGGGGTCGATACCGCCCGCAACGAGCAGTGTTGCCTGAGCATGTCTGAGCGCATGAAAGTTCGGCCCCACATATCCGGTTCTGCGAACTCGCTCGATGCCTCGTCTGTCCACGTATTTCTCTTGCTTCGTATAGTGGGCGAGTCCTTCTTTGACGAAGAACTTTCTGCGCCACCTACTGAAGTCGTCGGGATCAATGAACCCGAAGAGTTCGTTGCTGCAAACTGGGGAGTCCTCCGTCTGCTTGAGTCCTGCATGTTTGAGCATTGCCTGTTGCTTGCGTTTCCATTTGCTAAGGAACTCTATGGTCTGCGAATCGATGGAGATTGTTCTGCGTGATCGAACAGTCTTGGGATCTTTGAGTATCTTCTCCTTGCCGTATTGCTTGCGGATGTGAAGCATACTCCCTTTCAGATCGAGGTCATCCCAGACCAGCGCCAAGGCTTCTCCCCTCCTCAATCCTGTGGCCACTCCGAGCCATACGGCGATGATTCTGCCATCCTGCTCCTCGTTCCGCAATTTCTGGATGAACGCGATTGCTTGTTCTTTGGTGACCCTGCGCTCCTGTTTTTTCCGCTGGTCTGGTTTGGGTCGCTTGATGCCTTCCACCGCGTCGCAGGGATTACGTTCGATCAATCCTTCGAGATAGGCCTTGCGCATGATCTGTGACAGCTTCATATGTACCTTGTGCACGCCATCGGGCGAGATACCGCCATGCTCCACCATCTTCAGGTACGCCTTCTCGATGATCGTGGAGTCCAGATCGATGACCCGATTCTCCCCCAAGTAGTTCGCAATCAGATTGATCTCATGCTTGTCACGTTCAAGAGTCAAGGGAGACACCTTACCGAGTGCCTTGCGATTGGTCTGAAAGGCGTTCGCATACTCGCTAACGGTCACGTTCTTGCCACTCGCAGTGTCGTCAAGCTCCTGTTTGTATGCCACCAGCTGCGCGGTCGCCTCGGACTTGTTTCCGATCACTTTGCGCGACTTCGACCAATGCCATGACTTGTGCGCGTCATCCGGCGCGAGCCTGACCCGAATGGAGTACTTGTGCCCACGCTCGAGTTCGGTGATCTGCCCCGAAGTATCTCCCTTAGCCATCCGACCTCCTCGAATTCAATTCAAGCCTATCAGAATCTGGACAAATCTGGACAAATATTTCTGGACAAAAACTGGACAAACCAACCAACCAGCACCAAACAGAATCAGTCAACACGCCGTATTCACAAGCATTTTCCAATGTATACTAAACAATGTCAATTCAGACCAACATGAGAAAACGTGGGCTCATAACCCAGAGGTCTCAGGTTCAAATCCTGACCCCGCTACTTTCAGACCGCCGTTATCCCAATCGGGAGCGGCGGTTTCTTCATATCCTAGGATTTCCACAGCGGTCAAGCTTGGCTTGAGTAAAGTTTCGATGGATACATGCAGAAATCTTGCGGCATTGCACACATCATCTATGCTCCATACAGCTTTACCAGTGAGATGGCGAGCAATTACTTGAGGAGCGACACCCATCGCATCCGCTAGGTATTTCTTTTTTAACCCGCGTGCTTGCAGAATCTGGTTTACATTTCTCGCTACGAGGCTTTGATAATTAATGTCCTGCACTGTTGCTGTCTTCATAGTCATTGTCATATTTCATTAGAATACTACACAAATCGTTAAGTTACCATCATTTTTAAGTTGACAGTAATTACTTTGTTGTTTATTCTCTAAATCATGTGTTTAGTGAAACAACAATTATGTAATTACGTTGAGCGGATTTCTGAAATGTTGAAGTCTTCAGATACGTCACAACGTGATCTGGCACGCCTTCTTGGAGTAACGGAACAAGCAGTGAGCAACAAGATGCGCGGTAAAGCACGCTTCTCGGGTGAGGAATTGGTCATGATGGCCGTTTTCTTCGACGTTTCACTTGACTATCTCACAGGCATCAGTAATTACCCTTCGAAGATTCAAAGGTGAGGCTATGAAATCGACAATTAAATGCCTTCTTGTGGGCGTAATGATCCCTGTGGTCGTGGTCTGCGTATCGGTTGGCTTCTGGTATCTGCTTGCTGCCGCAATTCTGTTTGGCGGCATGGTGATCGCTGATCGAGGTGACGAATGAGCACTGTGACCAAGATAGGTATCGAAGTTGTGCCAGACATGCCGGAGTTCTTCACACTGCGCTTTGAGAGTGGCGATGTGAAGGGCCTCATGCTGTTGGATTCAGCGACGCTCAATCAGCTGGCTTCTTCGCTGAGTGACGCGAAGGTTCAGTCTACGAGGATGCGGGACGGCCCTAAATCCAGGTAAGAAAAATGTAACGGCTGCGATGGGGCGTAGGACGTACCCCTAGCCATACCTAGCCCCGGTGGTGCGGGGAACGTCAGGCGCGTGGCAGTCGCGCTATGAGTGAAACAAAGCTCTGCTCCAGACCGAGGGATTGGCGTCGTTTAAGGCGGAATCTGGCGACATCACGCACGTTGTGCGGCCACCCAAGGGACCATTCCCGGCGCGTTCGCGCGCTCTTGCATTCGATAGCTGGCTCCATACCGAAAGCCGTTTGCCAAGACCTACACAGTCAGACTCCTCCGAAATCTTTCGGTCGGGCCTGATTAGGTCTTGACCTCTCCAGCACCACCACCCAAAAGTCACTATCAAACACACTGAAAGAGACCAATATGGCAAACGGAAAACTCAGCTTCGACCAGATGATTAAACAGCAAGCAATGCGACTGCTCCCCTACCTTGACAATTTGAATAAGCAGCAAGTCAAATACGTTGGACGCGACAACCTAATTGAGCATTCGGGACTTTCTGATAACGAATTGCAGAAGCTCATTCACGACGGGAATCTGCCACGCCACACGATGAAGGTCAGCGGCATGAAGGCCTACGATACCGAATCCGCGCTGAAGATGCTCGCTCGCTACTGTGGCCAGTACGCCTATCTGGTGGACTGAGCTATGGCATTGAAGACGAAGCCCACGATCCTTGAAGCGGTCAGCGCATGGGGTGACCCGTTCGACCAGGCGCAAGCATTGCAGTATTTCGCCAACAAGATAGACGAGCAGGCATCCAAGTTCGGCAGCACCGAACTTGAAGCGTTCCAAGTGCTGAAGGTTTTGCGATTGAACAATGCGATGGAGCTGGCGGCGCTCAGGGAAAAGGGATTGCGCGTGTACCGGAGGGGCAGCGGATGGACGTTGGATTCGAGGGATTTTCGACGGTGGACTGCCGAGATGATTGCCAAGCTCTCGCACAAGCCACGTCCCACGGCACCCACACCACCACCGCAGTCAAGCGCATTGTTCTAGGAAGGCAGCCATGAATCCGAAAGCGAAGCTGAGTACGGCGCAGGCCGCCAAATATATAGGAGTGTCAGTCTCGACGCTCAAGCGCTGGCGAGACGACCGCAAGGGTCCTGCGTTCGTCAGGCTGGAACCGTCGCGCATCATCCGTTACGAAGTGTGGGCGTTGGACCAGTACATTACCGATACCAGACGGAACCGGGTGAACTGATGGCACGTAGACAGACCATTGACCCGCTGATCAGAGCCGAGGTCATCCAGCGTTGGGGCAACACCTGCTGGCTATCGCTACCCGGCTGCACCAAGCTCGGCGAAGAGGACGACCACGTTCGGCCATTCCACATCGGCGGATTGGATACCGTGGCGAACATTCGTCGTGCATGCAAGCATTGCAACGCGAGCCGACAGGACAGGATACTGAGCGGATACGGTGCGAACATCCATGTGGTGCTCGGCCCGCCCGAGGCGGGCAAGACCACGTATGTTGCCGACCATGCGGCGGCGGACGCGCTGGTGTTGGACTTCGACCGACTGGCAAGCTCCATCTGCCCGAGTGTGGATATCCGCAAGGAACGCCCTGCACCATTGGTAGCAGCCGCCCAGTCCGCGTGGCAGGGAGCGTATCGCCGTCTGGTGCGGTTGGGTGATCCGGTGGATGTGTGGCTGATCAAGAGCATCCCATCCAACAAGCGCCACCCTCGCATGCTGGACGAGTGGATAGCTCTCGACTATTCGTTGCATGTTGTTGACCCCGGAGCACAGACCGTGTTCGACCGCCTCACCGAGCATGGCCGGACGCATGGCGAGCAGACTGTGGCGCGGCAATGGTATGCGCTTCGCATCACTCAGCAGCTTGTGGATGCGAAGCAGAAGGCTAGACGCGACGAGCTGGCCCGTCTCGGTCTTCGTTCGTCTCCGCCATCGACGTCGGTTCGGCCGGAGTGGTGATGGTTTTTTAAATCAGCGGACGGACAGAAGACCCCGCGCCCAGTTTTTTCTCCCCCCAACCCAATTAAAAACAGGCGAAAACGGCGAAATAGCAACGAAAGGAGAGAGCATGCAGGAAATGCTTCCAGGAATGCAGGAATTCGAATCAACAGACCGGTATCAGGAAAAAGCGACCATCGAACTGATCGAATCCATCGTGAAAGACAGAGACCTGACACCATACGCGCGCATCATCTGCAAATCCATGGTCTCTCTGGCCCGTAACATCGATGTGCAGAACAGTGTCGGACGGGAAACAAGCCGCAACATGGCAGAATATCGCGGGTGGCTCGATGAACTGCGCGACCTCTACCCCGAACAGGCAGCGGTGGATGAATCACTCGCAGACCTCATTGAGAAATCGGCTGCGAAGTGACACCACTACGCGCGGGGACGAAACGAAACACGGCACGGCACACAGATGGCGCCGTAGTTGCGGCGTACGCGGAACTGCTCGGCACACCATTGCTCCCGTGGCAGCGGTATGTCGCCGATGTCGCCGGTGAGATAGATCCAACGACCGGCACGTACTTTTACGACACCGTGCTACTCTCGACACCCAGACAGGCGGGCAAATCGACGTTGATTGATACCGAAGACACCCGTAACACGCAGTGGGGGCCAAACCGTTTCGTCTACTACCTCGCACAGACCGGCAAGGATGCTGGCGACCATTTCAAGCTTTATCTGAAGAAGCTGCAACCCTCACGACTGTCACAGATCACGAGACGCCCAAAGCTCTCCAACGGAGCCATGCAGCAAGCATTCTCAAACGGGAGCATCATCATGCCGATGTCAGTTACCAAGGTGGCCGGGCACGGTGTACAAGGGGACAAAATCACTCTCGATGAAGCCTTCTCTTTATCAGCAGACAAAGGCAAGGCGATCCTCGATGGCTTCCTGCCCACGACAGCCACGCGATTCAAAGTCACCGGCGTGCAGCCACAGTTGTGGATTGCATCGACCGAGGGCACGGCGGAATCTACGTTCTTCAATCCCCGCATCGACGCTCTGCGCGAAGGCAGGATACCCGAACACACCTGCTGGTTCGATTGGGGCATCCCCCCGGATGCCGACCCCGAAGACCTTCAGACGATCATGCGTTATCATCCCGCTGCTGGCTTGCTCTGGGACATGCGCCAACTCAAACAGTTCCGTGAACAGTTCGATGGCAACGCCGCAGGCTGGGCGCGAGCATTCGGCAACCGGCGAGACATGGGCATCTCCGACCGCGCCATCCCAGCCGACATCTGGAACAGCACACAGGCCGCTCCAGTGGATGCCAGTGCTCTCGGGAACCGTCCCATCATGTTCGGGGCGGCAGTCGATATCGACGCTTCGCATACCAGTGTGAGTGTGGCCATCGTCAACGATGACGGCACCACTACGACGCAACTGCTGAAGATACTGGCTGGAACAGGGCAGGCACCCGCGTACATCCAACGTCTGTGCACCGAATATCACGCTCCACTCATCATGGATGACCGAGGGCCGAACGCTGACCTATCCGACCGGCTTCACAGCATGCTCGACCATAACGACGAGCCACTAATCGACTGCTGCGACATGGGAGCGGGCGATTATCTTGCGGTAGGCCAATCGTATGTCTCCGGGTTGCAGAACGGCACCATCCTCCACGCGACCGACATCGACCTGGACGACTCGGCCGCCAACTGTGCGAAGACATGGAGTGGTGACGCCTGGCGAATCACCCGACGCGGCAGCACCGGTCTGACCTCTCCGCTCGAATCGTGCATGCTCGCCGCCTGGGGCATGTCCCACCAGCCAGACTCGGACGGACCGCTGCAAATCTTCTGAACCCGCGTGAACCTCCCTGAACCCCTGTGAACCTCTGTGACCCCGAAAATCTGGACGTGATGCCCACCTCGCAGCTATCACTATGAGCCATGAGCAACATGAATCTATGGCAACGGATGCGATTCGCGGGGAGCATCATGACGCGCGGCGCCGAAGCCCTGGAAGACATCCCCGAAGGCATCATGCCGCCATCACGCTCTGGCTCCTATGATCCACTCTCATTGAGCACCGTATTTCGTGGCGTGCAGGTGTTGCAGACCGCCATCACCGGACTGCCCATTCATGAGATGCGCTCGGGTATCAAACTCAACACGGTCAGCAGCCTGGTCACCAAACCGGACGTGAACCGCAGCCGCCGCGACTTCCTTGCCGACATGGTTGCTAGCATGGTGCTCGATGGCAACGCCTTCGTCCGTCTGGTGCGTTTCGACGGTGAGATCGTATCCTGCGAGGTGCTGCCACCCTCGCTGGTGGTGGTGTCCGACGATGGCACCGACCCCGCAAGCCCGAAACTGCGCTACTCATACCTCGGACACGAATACGAGACCGACCAGATCGTGCACTGCAAGTTCTTGAACGTGCCAGGCCGACTGCGCGGATTGGGACCCATCAGCGCGGCCCGTGAGGAAGTCGAGGGCGCGAAGATGGCCCGAGACTACAAGGCCCGTTTTTACACGGATTCCTCGAACCTCAAAGGGTACCTGAAGTCAGACCAGAAAATCACGGCGGAATCGGCGAAACAGGCCAAGCAGGACTGGAAAGCATCAGGCAAAGCCGGTGACATCAAAGTCATGGGATCGAACCTCTCGTATGTGCCGCTCGACATGAAACCCGCCGACCTGCAATTTCTCGAAACACAGAAGTTCGACACCACACAAATCGCCCGGTTGCTGGGCATCCCAGCGAGCATCATGCTCGCCGCCGTCGATGGCAGCAACCTCACCTATTCCAACATCGAGCAAAGCTGGATCGAGTTCGCAGACTACACACTCTCCGCATACACCGGAGAGATCGAAGAACTGTTCGCCACGCTGCTGCCCCGGGGCAGGGAAGCGAAGTTCGACTGGGATTCCAGCCGTCGAGCCGACATGGCCGACCGTTTCAACGCCTACAAGACCGCGCTCGACTCGAAGTGGCTCACCATCGACGACGTACGCGAACGCGAAGGCATGCCACCCCTGACACCCGAACCAACCAATGTGGAGGCAAGCAATGAGTGAAGACCAACGCCTGATGGAAGCACGACAGCTCACCATCAAAGGCCTGCAAATGCGGGACACCGGCGACAACACCGAGGATGGCACCGAACTCGAAGGCATCGCTGTCCCTTTCAACACCAGGTACAAGCTGTTCTCCGATTACGCCGAGGTCATCGACGCCGATTGCGACTTCGGTTCGCGCGACGTGAAAATCAGCGACTCCCACGGCCAGCTCATCGGCAAGGTCACCAGCCGCACCGTGCAGAATGACGGGCTGCACATCAGCGCGAAACTGTCCAGTACTCGCGCCGCACAGGAGGCCGTCAGCCTCATCCGTGACGGCGTGTACGACGCATTTTCAATCGGATTCAGCCCAGTCGAGAACATCATCGTGGACAGCGATGACGGGGTGATGGAAGTGCACCGCAAGGCCGTGGACCTGTACGAGGTAGCAGTCACCGGCATCCCCGCATATCCGCAGGCCCATATCACCAGCCAGCGCTCGAACAGACCACAATCAACCAACGAACCAAAGGACACCCGCATGGATAAGGAACTCGAAGAGGCAATTGCCGGAATCAAGGACGAGCAGCGCAGCATGAAGACCGCACTGGCGAAGGGCCTGAACCCCGCACCGGTCAAGACGCTGGGCAGCGAATACCGTTCCCAGGCAGATTACCTGCAAGCTCTCGCCAAGGGAGACCAGGCCGCAATCGACCTGATGAATCAGACCCGCGATCTGATCAGCACGGGAGACACCGGCAACACCGTCGCTTGGATTGCCGACGACCTGCGACTGATCGAGCAGCGACGCAAGCTGATGAACATTCTCACCCACGACGCGCTCCCCGACAAGGGCATGAGCATGGAATACAACGTCGTCACCGAGGACACCACTGCCGTTGCTAAGCAGGCTTCCGAAGGCGATGCTTTGACATTCGGCAAGGTGAAATTCGGTACCAAGACCGCAGATATCGAAACCTACGGCGGATACACGCAACTGAGCCGCCAGGTTGTCGAGCGATCCACCACCCCGATGCTGAACACCGCGCTCAAAGCACTCAGGAACGCCTACGCGAAGGCCACCGAGCTGAAGGCACGAACTTACACCTACGATCTGATTGCAGCGCAACGGGACGCGGCGGAGAACGCCAACAACATCACGGTGTCCAAAACGCTGACCGCTATGACCCCGGACGATTGGGCGGGGCTGCTGCTTGACGCAGCCGAAATCATGGATGAACGCAATGCGGCCATGTCGAAGCTGATCGTGTCCAAGGACGTTGCCAAAGCACTCGTCGCGTTGAAGGATACCGGTAACCGGTTCCTCGACCTGTCCGGCAAGGGCAGTGACACCCTGGGCAGTTTCGACCTGACCGCCACCGTCGGCGACCTGTTGCGGGTTCCCGTCCAGCTCCTGCCGGGCGCACCGGATGGAACGGCCTCACTGTTCGACCCCGAAGCCATCACGGTCTGGGAATCGGGCGGCCCCACACAACTGACCAACACCGACCCCACCAAGATCGTGGATAACTACTCCGTATACGGCTATATGGCCATCGCGGGCACATTCGTCCAAGGCCTGCTGCCCGTCAAGTTCACCGCCTAAGGCAGCATGACATGGCCGAAGAAACGACTGACGATACCCTGCTGGCACAACTACGTGATGACACCGCCGTGCAAGCAGGTGACGACGAGCGCCTGAACCGCTGTCTAAAAACGGCACGCGCCTATGTGGCATCGGCAATCGGCACGGCGCAGATCGATGACACAGTGCGGGATGACTGCATCCTCGGCTGCGCAACGGACCTCTACAATGCTCGAAACGCGAGGATGGGCGTGATGGATATAGCGGACAGCGAGACACAGCCATTCCGCATATCCACCGACCCACTGCGCAGCGTGTGGCCCAAGCTCAAAGCAGCGGGCATCAATACTGGCGGCATGGTGATCGCATGAAACCACTCTCAGCACAGCAACAGGAAGTCCTAGACCTTATCACTGAAGCGCTGGGCAATACTGTCAGCATCGTTACCATCGACGCGGCTCTTATCCAACCACAATCTGGGAAAGCAGCAGTGTTCCTTGAAGCGCCCGAACTGGAAGCCGAGAGCTTCGACATCCACAACGTCGTCTGGAAATTCGACGTAGTTGCCGGAACTCCAACCACCCAGACGCTTGCCCTCGAATCGATTTTCACAGTGCTGGACAAGATAGCGGCCAGTGACCTGAACTACACGACCATACGGCCGGTCACATGGACGGCGGGCAGCGCCGGGAAGTTCGCGGCCTACCAAATCGAATTGAACCCACTCGCCAACGACTAAGGAAAGCACATGGCAAAAATCAGAACACTCGGCCCCGGAACACTCACCATCGGAGAGAACACCAGTGTTAAGGAATTCATGGCCGATGTCACCAAGGTGACACTCACGCCGAAAACAGACACCGAGGACACCCAGACCTTCCTCGACGGCCACGACGAGGCAGGCGAGCAGACCACGTCCTGGACTCTGGAGGGCACCATCAAGGAGGATTATTCGACCGATGGGCTGCAACGCTGGTGTCTGGCCAACGCGGGCAAGTCGCTACCGTTCACCTTCGTGCCTTCCAAGCTCGGCGGCTCACAATTCACCGGCAATGTTCAGGTGGCGCCAGTGGCCATCGGCGGGGACGTGAAGAAGCAGAACGACATCGATTTCAGCTTCGTGGCCACTTCCATCGCCGCAGCCGACCACACTCCGGTAACCGAGTAACCGTGGCGGGAACCACTATCACCGCCAGTGGTGCGAAGACCACGATCACGGTCAAGGGTGCGGACAATCTGGCCCGCACCCTCAAGAAGGCCGGGGCGGACATGAAGGACCTGCGCAAAGGCAACAAGCAGGCCGCTCAGGTGGTCGTGGGACCCGCGCGCACGCTCGCACCGAAAGGCAAGACCGGCAGACTGTCCAAGTCCGTCAGGGCAGGGGCGACGGCCAAGGCCGGAGTCATACGAGCCGGTAACAACAAAACGGTCCCCTATGCGGGACCCATAGAGTACGGGTGGCCGGGCCACCACATCGAAGCACAGCCATTCGTCCGCACCGCAGCGAAGCAGACCGAACCGCAGTGGACACAGATCTACAAGAAGATCGTGGACGACGCCATAGCCCAGGTATATGGCACCACATCGAAATGAAAGGCACAACAATGGCAAAGATAGACGTCACCAACCTCACCGAAGTCGCTTACACCGATGGGACCACCAATATCATCGCAGTGACGATGTTCGACCGGGTGGCCGCAGAGAAATACGTGATCACACACGGAGGCAAGGTCGGCAATGATAGCCCCATCCTGCAGAACTCCTATGCGACGTACTACGCATTGCGACGCGGCAAACAGATTACCGGCATCGACTTCAACGACTGGATGGCCACGGTCGTCGCCCTGGGCACTCCAGAGGAAGACGAATCCGAAGCCGAGAAAGACGAGGATGGGGATTCGCTGGGAAAATCTTCGGATTCAAGCAGTGGCCAGACGGCAGCCTCGGCCGAACCTCCTGCATACTCAGTGCCCGCTTTGGCATAGCCCCCTGGCTCTGGCGTCGCGAGAGCGAACCACTTGAACAGGACTGGGGCACCTGTTTGCAACTGATGAAAGACGAATCCGACGAAATGAAAGCGTGAAACGACATGGGCAAGTCCGCTATTCTCGCCGTGAAGATCATCGGCGATTCGGTCAGCGCCGTCAGTTCGATGACCAAAGCACAACAGGCATCACAATCATTCAAGGACAAACTCAACAAAGCATCCGTTGGCGCCGCAGCCGCGCTCGGCGCGATCACCGCCGGAGCCAAGGAATGTGCGGATGCTGCGGGCAACCTCCAGCAATCAGTCGGAGGTGTCGAGACCGTATTCGGCTCATCCAGTGACAAGATGCTCAAATGGTCACAGAATGCGAGCCAGGCAGTCGGACTGAGCCAGAACAGCTACAACGAGCTGGCAACGCTGATGGGTAGCCAGTTGCAGAACTTCGGCATGAGCGTGGACGAATCGGCCACTAAAACCAACGACCTCATCGGTCTGGGCGCTGACCTCAGCTCCATGTTTGGCGGCACCACGTCAGAAGCCGTCGAAGCGCTCAGCTCAGCGCTCAAAGGCGAGATGGACCCCATTGAAAAATATGGCATCTCACTCAACGATGCGACACTCAAGGGGTATGCCGCCAAGCTAGGACTTGATAAACAGTACGCGGCGGGCGACAAGAACGCCAAGATGCAGGCCACTCTAGCCGCTGTCACGGCCCAGAGCGGCAAAGCAACGGGCAACTTCGCTAAGGAAGCCGACACCGCCCAGGGTCAACAGCAGCGCATGAATGCCAGCATGGAGGATGCGAAAGCGAAGCTGGGGACCGCCCTGCTGCCCATCTTGACTGTGGCCGCCCAGAAACTCGCTGGCCTCGCACAGTGGATACAGCAGAATTCAAGCTGGCTGGTTCCACTCATCGCGGCCATCGCTGCTGTCGCCGCCGTGATCTTGGTGATGAACGGCGTGCTGACTGCCTACAGTGTGATCGCCGGCATATCAGCAGCGGCAACCGGCGCGCTCGTCGGCCCCATCCTTCTGGTCATAGCTGCCATCGCGGCCATCATCGCCATCATCGTGCTGCTGGTCAAGAACTGGGACAAGGTGAAGCAGGCTGGTGCTGCCGCCGCTGGATGGATAAAAGACAAGTGGAATGGCCTGATGGGGTGGATACGTGGCATCCCAGACAAGATAAAAGGCTATTTCAACAATGCCATCGATCTGCTCAAGAACGCGGGCATGAGCATCATCAATGGATTCTTCAACGGCCTGAAAAGCGCATGGAACAAAGTCACCGGCTGGATTAGCGGAATCGGTGACTGGATCAAGGACCACAAAGGCCCGGAAAGCTATGACGCGCAACTACTCGTCAACAACGGCTACGTAACCATGCAGGGATTCAGCAAAGGGCTGAGCCAAGGATATGAAAGCGCGGTGGTACCCCAAGTCACCTCGGTGGCTGGCAAAATCAGCAGCCTAATCGGACAACAGCGATTCGATGTGCCGACAATCACCGCCAACGCCTCCCTCTCGGGAACCGACAGCCTGGCCAGTATCGCGGCCTCGGCCCGCAAACAGGCCGATACCATCATCATCGTCGAAAAGCTCGATGTCAAAAGCAGCGGCAATCTTGACAACGACGAAACGGCCAGCAAAATCGTGGACTCACTCAACGAATGGGCCACGGTGCGCGGGAAAGGCAAAGTCGTATGAGCAGCGTCGTCAAACGTAACGCACCACTCACCAATGCCGATTTCGAGACCGGCGACCTCACCGGATGGAACGCCAGCGGAGACGCAAAGGTGACCAGTCAGGCAAACGATTCAGCTGGGATCAAACCACACTCCGGTTTCTATCAGCTCAGGCTTGGCAATGGCGGCTCTGCTTCGCAGAGCTTTGCCGTAGCACCCGGCACAGCGCTAACTATCAAAGCGTATTCGAACTCGTTTCAATCCAGCCAAGCGGTCAAGGTAACTATTCAGTTTGGCGATCAACCAGTAATCGTGCTGGGTAACTATTCGTCCGGTGGGAATGCATGGGGTCAACTGAACTACACAACGTTAGCTCCGTCCGGGGCCACTAGGGCGACTGTGACATTTGCCGCCAATCCCGGAGCTATCCGACTTGACGATATTGTAATCTCTGAGACGAATGCTCCGATCGAAGACACGGCATTCGTATATCTTGATGGCCGTCCACTCCCCATCCGACTCGATACTGAAGGAGACCTGCCGAGCGCTCTAGCCCCGTTTACATTAACATGGGGCACGAAAACACCCTGGGATGATATTGAGCCGTGCATCCTCTCGATGACTCTGATTGACCCCAACGGCACCTATGGCAAACGCCAGGCCAACATGCAGGGCCGCGCAATCGAAATCTATAACAGTCTGCAAGACCCCATGCCGATGTTCAGCGGCACGATCACCAGCGCACAGCTGACCAACCTGAACGACGACGGCCGCACCAAAATCGACATCACAGCATCGGATAAAACGTGGAACATCAAAACAGACACTGCCAAAGGACCGACCGCTGACGACAGAGTCTATAAAGGCTATCAGTGGGCAGGTGACGAATTCTTCAATTGGGTAGGCGAACGGTTCCGATCCGATGGCATCGCCGCCTATTTAAGCGTTGCTGGCGGCGTCTACGGCAGTGATCCACTCGGCACCGAACGTATCAGCGTGTACGACGTGATGAAGAACAAGCGGTCTGACCATTCGACCACACCGCCAACGATACGGTTCGGTCAAGTCACCTATGTGACGAGTTTCGACAGTCAACAAGCCAATACCACTTGGCTGACTTATACATCACTGCCGTGGAATCGCGGCATTACCCTCACTGGGCATCTGATCACCATGCCGGACGACTTCTTCAACACATCCTTCGATGGGGACATGATGAAGTCCACCATCATCGAGCAGGCCTCCAACATCCAGATCGACAAGGACGCCACCGTAACGCCTCCAGACGATTTCTATTCACAGGCAGAAATCAAATACTACAGTCGTTCAGTCACCAATCCGGGAGTATCCACCGCCGAGCAGGACAAGGGCAGCACGGTCATGACGTTCAGTCAGGACCAAAGCAGGATGCTTCGCATCGACACCGGTTCACGCGAAGGCGAGAACGTGTTGGGCATCGACATGGACGAATACGTCAACGCCGAAGGCAGCGCGGTCAGCGATGACATGAATATCGCCAAATTTGACGTGAGTGAGATCATCACGGCCGTGCATGAAAACAACACACGCCTACGATTACCGGAACTCACCTTCTACTCAAAGCGTGTGAAAAACATCTGGAGATACATACCCAGACCCGGTCGTCTCATCATCCTGGGCAGCAAATTCGAACGATTCTTCCCGGACACACACGGCCCATGGATAATCCTCTCGGGTATCGTCACGTTCGACCCCAAGGATCCTCGCGGCGCATGGTCCCATAAGGTTTCCGTGTTCCCTAGTCCGATGCCTGACAGCTACGGCACTCCCACGATTGCCAATCTAAAAGCGATCAATGACGCCAATGGGCAGTTATCCAATTGCAACTATCCGCTCGGCGCATTCCGGTACGTAACCAACACCTCAAATCCGAGTTAGGAGAATCATGACCGCCACAACACCGAAGTTCCTGCTTCCATACCCAGTCGATAGTGACAACATCAACAAACTGCCCGATATTCTCAAGCAGCAGGCCGAGTCCATCGAGAGCACCCTCAGTGGGTTCGATTTCAAAGGTCAAGATACAAACGGGTTGGCTTCCCGTGTCACCAGCTTGGAAAAGCTCGTTGCCGACCTGCAAAAATTCGCAACGAAACCGATTGCCTATTCCCGTTCCACATCCCTCGCATTGAATACCGCATCGAGCAATGGAGGATTCACCGTTATCTCATCGATGACACCGATTATCCAGTCCACTGACCTGATCACCTATGCGAATAATGCCTTCAAAGTCGCTTATGACTGCATTCTGTCAATTTCCTTTAGCGCACGCCTGAGCAACCGCGACCCACCTTGGACAAGCAGCCAGCGTCAGTTCATTGAACTGGCGAAGAACTACAGCGGCCAGGGGTCCCCTGATCAAGTCATGGAATTGGGTCGCGTGCCTCCGGTGAATGAGGACTCGGTTTCGTACAGCTACACGGGACCTTTCTCGGCCGGCGACACGGTAACCCCTGTTACGTACAACAACATAGCCAGCAGATCGATCAGCAGCGTGATTCTCTCGGGATCCGTTCAGAGGACCGTGTAATGAGCGAGACCCTCATAATTGCCTTGGCCTCAGCTGGGTCGGCGCTGGCCGGTGCGCTCATTCAGGCCGCCGTCGCGAACCATCGTCACCATTTTGATGAAGCGCTCATTATCCAGCAATCCATCGAGGACAACCAGCTTCTGTGGCTGTGGAATAGGGAACTGGTCGATCACATATACCGTGGAGCATCCCCGCCGCCACCGCCTCCACCCACAGGACTATTCGACAGCACCCAGCATGGAAGGAATTCAAACAATGATCAACACCCGTGAACAGGCCATCGCCACAAGCCTGACCATCACGAAGGGCTACGCGGGCATGTGCCTGGCATTCGTCAAGGATTGCTACAACGCACAGGCCGTGCACCCCTCGGCGATCTCGGCATGGAACGCCTCGACGCACAAACACGCCACCACCGATCTATCCGGCATCCCGCGTGGCGCACCGATATTCTTCGCTCCACACGGATCTCCCTACGGTCATGTCGCCATCTATCTGGGCGACGGCACCATGCGCACCACGAACAGTTCCACCGGACTCATCCACACCGATCCGGTCAGCATCTGGACCCACCAATACGGTTACACGCTGCTCGGCTGGACCGACGACATCGAGGGCCAGCTCATACCAGAATCAGCCACCACACAACCAACAACAGGAGACGATGACGACATGCAATGCATCATCCAGCCAAACGGTGAAAACCGGCTCGTCTATTTCGACGGCCAGCAAAGTCACAACCTCACCCACCCCGACCAGGTCACCGCCTTGCAAATGGTCGCCAAACAATGCGGCAAAACGCTACCGGTCTTCAAACTCGGCAGCGCGAAAGCACCCTGGTACACGCGACTGACCCAGGCAATCAAATAACAACGAAAGAAGGACATTATGAGCGATACCACAACGACAGCTTCAGTCAACATCGATGAACAGACCCCGAACGTCCTGAGCGACGCGGATGTTCAAACCATTTTGAACAACTACAGCAGCAAACAGACCAGCGTCAGCGGATATACACCCGCGTTCAACGACACCGTTCGCACGGTAATCTATGTGGTCTGCTTCATTCTCGGATTGCTCGGAGGTGTCGCCACCGTGGTCAGTGTCATGAACAGCGCTCCTACATGGATGACCATCGCCGCCGCAGGGCTTGGGTGGACAGCACCGCAGATCGCCAATGCATTCGGAGTGGCGTATAACCCGCTCAAACTCGCCGCCTGACTGCAACGTGCCCACACACCTTCACGATGCGTGGGCACGATTTACGATTGGAGTCAATCAGGAAAGACACGCCTTCGCTTCAGCAACTCCGGGTTCTTCTGCATTGAGCGTCTCGCCGTTAACGGTGTTCGGCCAGTTCGTGAACTGATGGGCGTAGCCGTCCACGCTCATCAGTGGAGATACATCGGCCGCGGTCACGCCGCTGGTCATCCATACACCGGTCATCTCGCCGTTACCGTCGTTGAACTTCATCGCCACGATGTAGGCATTAGAACGTGATGGAGCTTTGACGGCCTTGGCCGCTACCGGTGTCAGTGTGCCGGACTTGGCGCCATCCGTGATCGTCTTCTGCGCTTCGGCATCCACATCCAGACACTTGGCAGTCGCCGAGGATGAAGTCGCGGATTCGGCACCCGCGCCGGCGGAACCTCCGCAGGCGGAAAGAGGGGCAAGCAACAGGACGGTGATGATGGCTATGGCTTTGCGTTTCAT